ACTTATACTCCATCGCAACGCCTGAACTGTTACCAGCGAAGTTCTCGTCTGTCATATCCGGCGTGTGGCTGAACTTGTGAATATCGGACGCAATACGCTTCTTATACGCTTCGGCACCGTTAACGTCGTATTCTTTATGGATATATTCAGCGTCAACGCTAGTTTGTGCGCCAGTTACTGTTGATCCAGACTTCAGCAGTAGCATGTTAGCGCTACGCATTTCTTTCAACATATCGAGCTTGTTTTGTGCTAACTCTTTCATCTGCTCTTCATCGTTCGGGTCAATGCCTTGCAATAACATCGAATCGTCAAACAACGTATCAATGTCGCCTTTAATCACAAGCATAGCATCGTTTAAGTCAGTCATGTAGTTAGCCGTGTCTGATTGCGCAGCGTCGTACAAGTCAATCAATGAAATAACGTTCTCATAGTCGCCGAGCCGAAAAGCGTTGTTCTTATATTCAACAACTGGGAACGTCACTTGTGGTTCGCTATAATCGACAATCAGCGCAGCTTCAGCGAGTGTAGGCTTATACACAACGTGCTCCGTATCCGTCCACGTTTCTGGAACGTACTTATTAATCACAACACCATCGGCGTTTACGTCTTGCAACTCATGATACCGCACCGCCATGATTGGCTGTGGATCCACTGAAGTGTCATAGATAATGAACGTGTTCAGCGGGTCAAGCTTAACGATATGTTCTTCATCATCCGTGCCGCGATAGATATATTCGTACGCCCGGCCGTAGCGTGTCATGTCTAGGAACATATCGTAGTTGTGTGCGTCCATATCGTTGGCCCGTACTAACTTGTCGAACTCTTCCGATTCTTTTGGCAGCTTAACGTTAATCGGATTACCAACACTGAACGCCGTCTGAAAGTCTGCGATATATTTTGCAAACGAGTGTACCGCGCGGTGGTCTGACTTGCCGTCTTCTGTACGTCTATTATCAGGCGACATGATACCATCGTCTTGTGCCTTGTAATACTGGTCTAACATCCGCAAGCGTGGCACTTGGTTCGCTTTGTGGTGGCGGATAAACTCCGCAATCCGTGTCGCGTCCAGTGAATCCAAGTCAGCTTGATAGACCATGTTCGCTTGTGCATTAATCATTGTATTGAATCCCTCACAATCCTAATTGTTTTAATTCGGCAACACGGTCTTGATAGCCCATGTACTTGCCGTTCTTAACGAACATAAACCGCTGCATAGCATAACGTAACGCGTCGATCGCATGGTTGTTCGCGTCTTTCGGCTTGTTGAGCCAGTTGCCTTCTTTATCTTTATCATACACGTATGTGTTGAACTCTTCCATCAAGCCGACGACACGCGGATGCACAACGAACCGATACGACTGCATATACTGAATACCCTGAACAACGCTGTCTTTACCTTTACCACTAGGGACAATCCCAGGAACACCATGCACGCGTGACAATTCCGCAATCAGGTTTTGCCCCGCAACATCGGCAGTAATCGGCAATCCGTACGCTTTATGTGATACTAACTGCTGTGCTATCTGCCCTGTCAACAAACCATGCTTATAGAATTCGTCATACACATAGATAATTCGGTTAATCTGATCGACCGCAATAAATTCGCCGGCAGTCGGGTCGTGTTTGAAACCGAAGTCCAACCCGACAGACTTAGGCAGTGTCGCGATCTCTTGCATGCTGAAGTCTCGCTGTTCGAACAGTCCATCAAATACCAATCCTTCCGCAATTCCCCAGTCACCAAGTACAGCCACACGAGCGCGGTTAGGGTTACGCACTAACATTTCTTTCAGCGAATCAATGTAGGCTTCGTCAAGATGTTCGTTGTCCTTGTAAGTCGTGGTAAACTCCCGCACATTCTTACGTCGTGTGTCTTCGTCGAAGAACTCCGACTTGAGCCAGTGTCTGTCAGACCACGGGTTAAACGTGATAATCGTTTGATAGAAACCGTCTGGGTCGTCCAACTCACCCCGCAACGATTCTTCAACAGTATTGAATGCGTCCATTGACTTCAGTTCGTAAGCTTCTTCGTACCAGCTACGGCATAGCTGTCCTACTGTCGGGGTAATAGATGTAATCTTCAAAGGATCATCCATGCCGCGGAAAAATATCGTTTGCCCCGTCGGAATGTACGTTACTTCCAGTGGCGACTTGTTCCATTTAAACAGATCATAAACGCCGAGTGCAGCCGCAACTTTCTTCAATGTTGCGAACGTACTGTCTTTATGCGTCGTAAAGTATTGTCTAATCACGAGCCAGTTTACATACGGCTTCGTCATCACGTCGACAATAACTTTAATCGCAGCGGTGTAAGACTTAGCCGAACCACGCGACCCTTTATACACGAGATACCGCGCCCGACTGGTAAACATCGGATAGTACGCCTTAGTCACATCGTTAGCAATATCAATATTAATTGTCGTCTGGGAGTTTGACATTTACAACCACCTGCTTATCGTTGCCATCATCCGCAGCGTCACGTTCAGCTTTCTTAGCTTCAGCACGTGCACGCCGTACTTGGGCTTCGTACATTGGGTTAGCTTTAGGGTAACGTTTAAGAATTTCCTTAGCCGCAACGATTCGTGTTTTGTTGTCAGCTTCTTTCTTATCGCGATACACGCCGTCACCGGTACCGATAACAATTGTTTCTTGCTCTTCGCCACGAGCAATACGCGTTAATAGTTCCATTGCTTCGTTCGCGTCCATAATTAACTTATTGTCCAATTTTCTCAACCTCGATTCTAAATATTTTTGTACCCGCGGTCGGTGCAACATTTCGTTAGCCGCATGCGCGGGGTATTTGTTTTTTGAGCCGGCTTTCTTTAGCGCCCAAGTTGCCTCTGGTCTAACCATGTAATAATCAACGAATCGCTGTTCTAATACAGTACATTCGCTTCTAAGGCTTGCCATCGTTAATCACTTCCTTAATCTTATCCGGATCGAAGTCAGACCACGCAATCTTGCCATCAATTAATACGACAGGAAACGAGCGCACGCCGGCTTCGTGAAAGCGGGTAATATCGTCATCGGTCGCAAGTGTTGTTTCATGTTCAACACCTCCAGCCGTTAATAATCGTTCAGTCAATCGACATTTTGAACAGTTCTGCGTTGTATAGACAGTCAACATATAATATTCACCCCTTGAATGTTAATTATACCATGCGTGTCACACCACTGACATTTATTGACAATTAAATAAAATAATTCAGATTTAGGACACGAAAAAACTACTAATTTACTATCATCAGTCTAAACTACACACATAAGGCAAAAAGACACACCCGGCACGTTTTTAGTGGTAAAATGAATATTTTTCCCTGTATTCATCAGTTTAGTGAATATTTTACGTATAATTAGGTTATTTAGTAGTAATGGTATGATACCAAACTGACAGGTACAGTCGATTTTAGTAGTAATAGTAGTAATAGTGTCATAATTGTAACACTTTATTAAGTTATATTTAAATAGTTGTAATGACGGTCAATCGAGCTATACTACTATTGTAACTCTGATAATTACCAATTAGAAGAATTAGAAATAATTAGAAAAACTACCAACCTATACCAATCGGTGAGTAGTAGTAGTAGTAGTATATCGTAACCCCTTGCTATACCTATATATATAAAAAAAACACCTTCTTTCTTTATATATACATATATGGTAAATTAGAGAATTAGAAAAATAAGAAGACCCTGAGTATTTACACTATCGTAAGTACCCTGAGTCTTCTAATTTTTCTAATTTTCGCATTTCCCTTGGGAGAGTAAGGACTAGCAATTAGAAAATAATTCGCGTTTTCGAATTTCTAATTGCTGATTTTTTCAACCGTTTTGAGCTAAACATAAAATTGCTTGCTCGATTACATAGGTATCATAGCACGGTTTTACTCAATTGGCAAGTCGTCGACATCTGATAAAACTTCACTAGCTTTAGTGTACGCGTCGTTGAATAGATTAACTGCCTTACCACGGCTCAATTCGCCTTGCCACATCGTCGCGGCCGTCGCGGTTAATAACATGTAAGCCGAATCGTTGATGTTCATACCGTCGCTGTTTTCGATCGACATGGCACCGTCTTCTAGTGTGATTTTAATTTCCTGTTTCATCTGCGTTGTCCTCCATTCGTTTTTGGATTTCAACTAGCGATTTTCTGAACGCGTCCGTAGCTTCGTTTACAGTTATTCCAGCGCCGAGCATAACCCCGGCCACGGCTAGCGTCGCTATCATAACCGCCTCATTATTAGTTACACCATTTCCCGGTTTAATTTCAAACCCGCCGTCGCTGTACGTGACGCTAACTTTCTTTTTCATCATAATACCCCATTCCCATCGCTTTATAAAATTCGTCGTAAAGAACCGTGATTGAGCGTCGCGGGCCGTACCCCTTGGTGTCTGTTTCGGCGGTTGAAATCTGGATAACCTGTTTGCGTGCGATAAACTCATTTACGCGATCGTCCATCTCTTCGTAAGATTCTTCGAATTGGTTATGAAATGTTTTAATTTTCATCGTCGTTAGCCTTAACATACTTGTCGAACAGTTTGTCGAGCAACATTTTTGCTAGCTTAGTGTTACCGTTCATCATTTTGATTAGTTGGTGTGCCGTAAGCTGTGAGAATAATACGCCGGTTTCAAGTTCGGTAATTTGTTCCGATCCGTCAGCCAAGCAATATTCAATTTCACCATCTTTTGTCATCTTAATGCAAATTTCAATCATATTAATTTCCTCCAATAAAATTATTCTACTGTGTAACCGTCTAGCCACGCACGGGCAAACGTTTCCGAATTATCTTCCATATACTTATCAACCTTATTTGATCTGAAAGGATAATGTATAGCGTCCCAAATATCACGATAACTTGACTTCATATAATCAATGTATTCAGCAACATAATTCGGGATCACTGGCAATTCGGCATACGTTTTCTTGAATACATCGTCTGCAATTGCCAAGTGCTCGCCATTGGCACCGGTTGCAATCCAATACCCTATTTTTACTGATAGGCTTCCTTCTAGTGTTTCTAGGTACCATCCTTCGCGATATCTGAATAGTCCTAGTCTTTCCGCCGCTTCTTTAGTTCCATCGAATTGTTCAGCTTTAATAGTAGCCGTTTTACGATAAGTTATAGCCATCTTAATCGCCTCCCAATAAAGTGTATTCTGCGCACAAGCCATCTGTCGTGTATTCTAAGAGTTTTAAAGCCTTAGCCCCCATAGTGTATCCGTTCTTGTCTTCGTAACCGTCTGTGGGCTTAGGAGTGCCGAATTGACGAACGATAGCGCCGTTGTCATCGGTTGTGACTTGCGTGTGGAAGTGTCCGTAGTGAACTTCGCGCCATACGCTGCTTGACCATATTTCCGGCTGCTCGGCTGCGAACAGTGCGGATAGTTTCCGCTTGGCACTGTCACCGTGGGCCATCATAATACCAACCCGTCCGAATCTGTAAGCGTCGCGGTAATTGTTTCTGTTGTAGAACGAAACGTCATTACCGAAACGTGCTTTAAGCATCTCAACGAACGCCCATTGCATGTCGAAGTCGTG